TCCCCAGCACTTGATTATGCAAACAATAATCCAGCTAAAGATGTTTTGTTTTGGAACGTCGGATCTGAGCCGCATCTCAAAGATAAAACAATTCCCGAGCACGTAGATTCGTATAGGGATTGGAAAAGTAAGTAAGTGAGTATGCTAAAGGTTATAATTCTATAAATAGTTCTATGGATGAAAATATTGTAGAATGGACACCTACTTCTATGCTTGAAGTACGACTTGAAGAACCGGACGACTTTCTAAAGATTAAAGAAACTTTAACGCGCGTGGGTGTATCTTCGAAGAAGGAACATAATACTCTCTACCAAAGTTGTCACATTCTGCATAAACAAGGCCGTTACTTTATTGTTCATTTTAAAGAACTTTTCCTACTTGATGGGAAACCCTCTAATTTCACTGAGGATGACCTGGCCCGAAGAAATACAATTACTACGTTGCTTTCTGATTGGGGTTTACTTGAATTAGTAATGCCTTCGGCTGCACTACCTATAACGACCTTACGTGCTATTAAAATAATCTCACATCGAGATAAAAAAGATTGGAATCTTGAATCAAAATATTCAATTGGAAACGTAAAAACGTATAAATAACTTTTGAGTGGTTAAAGTGACCACTCGATCGAGCGTCTGAAAGGAGCTCAACAATATTAACTCGCTTAACAGGAGAAAATGACAAATACAAACACATGGCCAGGCCAATCCTGGACTGTCGGTTTCGATTCTATGTTTGATAGAATCGAAAAACTAAATACACAACAATCTGGTTATCCACCTCACAATGTAGTGAAGCACAATGCTGACCGATTTGAAATTGCAATTGCAGTTGCAGGGTTCAACGAGAAAGATTTATTTGTTGAACAAAATGAAAATGTTATTACCGTAGCATCTAAAGGTGTTGATCTAAATGGTGATAAAGAATATATTCATAAAGGAATTGCAACACGTAAGTTTAATAAAACATTCACTGTCGGTGAATACATTGAATTAGAAGAGGTTACTCTTGTGGATGGAATTCTATCTATATATTTAGAAAAAAGAATTCCTGAAGAGAAAAAACCTAAAAGGTTTATAATTAACAAAAATAAAACTTAATCACTTTTCCGGGTAAAGCCCTCCTCGTTTAGGAGGGGCCCTGAACAGACTATAGCCCCTTAGAATCCGTTCTAAGGGGCTTCGTTTTTAAGTGTGAAAAACACCAATTATGTTATTTACTTCCTTCCCAGGTTTGGTATAATACTGACATGCTTCTAGGTGGATTTTACACAAGTGTCGAAAGACTCGCAAACAACTTACTTTACCGCGGATACGACGATACTGGTAAGAAAATTTCACATCGCATTAAGTACAAGCCTACGCTCTACTTAAAATCTAAAAAGGCCAATCCACCATGGAAGTCTCTCGATGGTGTCCCTGTTGAACCACTGCAGTTCACCTCGATGTCGGATCATCGAGAGTTCGAAAAAACTTACCGTGGTGTTCCTGAATTTAAGCTATACGGCAATGCCCGTCATATCCCGGCATTTATCCAAGGGCAGTTTCCTAATGAAGTTCCTTATGACCGTCGATTAATCGACATTGCCTCTTTAGATATTGAAACATCATTTGGAGATGGCTTCCCTGAGATTGACAACCCAATTAACGAGATCCTCACGATTGCTTATAAGAGTTCTAAAGATGACACATATCGTGTGTGGGGCCTAAAACCCTACGATGAATCAATCACGCAACTTAAGCATCTGAAAATTGAATATCGTCAATTCACTGATGAGAAGTCAATGCTAGAAGCTTTCATCGAATATTGGGCTTCACCTGAAAACACACCAGATGTTATCACTGGTTGGAATACTCGCTTCTTTGATATACCTTACATGATCTCTCGAATGGCTTTCCTTTTAGGAGAAGATATAGTACGCAATTTCTCTCCGTGGCGCAAGATCGAGCGCAGAGATATTCGCGTTCAGGGAACAGTGCGAACAACCTTTGATATTGTTGGTATTCAACACTTGGACTACATGGAGCTATTTAAGAAGTTCGCGTACACATATGGTAACCAAGAATCATACTCGCTTAATCATATTTCGAGTGTTGTCCTTGGAGAAAAGAAGTTAGACTATTCTGAGATCGGTTCCTTGCGTGATCTCTATGATGCTGACTTCCAAATGTTCGTAGATTATAACATAAAAGATGTTGAACTTATCGAGCGCATGGAAGAAAAACTTGGCCTTATTACTCTCGTCATGACTATGGCATATCTTGGTGGTGTAAACTATCAAGACACTCTTGGCACTTGTGCAATATGGGATTCTATTATTTTCCGCCGATTAGCGCGCTCCAAGATCGCAGTTCTTCCAACAGTAGAAAAGGTAACTGAAGCATTCCCAGGTGGTTATGTTAAAAAGCCACAAGTTGGAATGCACAATTGGGTAATGTCTTTTGACCTCAACTCTCTCTATCCGAACCTTATTATTCAATACAACATGTCACCTGAAACTCTTCTTACTATGCCAGGTGCAGAAGGAGCAACAGCGTCAAACGGCGCGATTTTCAGTAAGTCTAAGAAAGGTATTATCCCCGAAATCGTTGAAGAACTGTACGCAAAGCGTGTTACAGTTAAAAACGAAATGTTAGAAGCAAAAACTAAATTAGAAACAATTTCTAAAAATAAACGTAGCGAATACCTTGCTACCTCTGCCCAAGTTGCAAGATTGGAGACGCTACAAACCGCGGTTAAGATTCTACTTAATTCGCTGTATGGAGCTATGGGTAATAAATATTTTAGGTACTTCGACTTGCGTATCGCCTCAGCAATCACTTTGACTGGCCAGGAGGTCATTAAGCATGCTGAGAAGAGTGTTAATACGTTTCTCGGCAAGTTTATTGGAGAGGACAAAGATCGTGTTATTGCAATGGATACCGACTCGCTCTACGTCGGTGTTGAAGACGTTATCAATAAGTTCTGTCCAAACAACCCCATCGAATTCCTCGATGAGTTTGGATCTAAAGCAATTGAACCGATGTTAGAAAAGGCCTTTGACAAATTCGCCGAAAAGACTAATGCCTATACAAACAGAATGGTTATGAAACGTGAAGCCATCGCAGATCGTGGTATTTGGACTGCTAAAAAGCGATACATTCTTAATGTGCACAACAACGAAGGTGTACAATATGCCGAACCAAAAATCAAAATTATGGGTATCGAGGCGATTAAGTCTTCTACTCCGCAGATTTGCCGAGAAGCTATGCGCAGTATGTTTAAAATTATTGTTACAGGTGATGAGGAAAAAACTCAAGTAGCAGTTAAAATGTTTAAAGATCACTTTAAGTCGTTATCTCCGGATGAAGTCGCGTTCCCTCGAGGGGTATCTGATATAAGTAAGTGGTCGAGTCGCTCAACAATTTATAAGAAAGGAACCCCAATCCATGTTAGAGGATCTTTACTTTACAACAAACGTTTGAGGACATTAGGTTTAGAAAAGCAATATGAGATTATTCAAAATGGAGATAAAATAAAATTTGTTTATCTTATGGTACCTAATGCAATTCAGGAAAATATTATATCCTTTCCAGGCCATCTTCCAGAAGAATTAGACTTGCAGAGATATGTTAATTACGATCTCCAGTTTGAAAAAACATTCCTTGATCCGATCAATATTATCCTTGATGCAATTGGTTGGTCAGCCGAACCTCGAGCTGATCTACAAGAATTCTTCTTTTAGTATGTACATTTATCTAAAAACATTGTAGAATATATATGAATATGAAAACAAAAGATTGGAATGATGACGTCCGCGATATGCACAGAAAATATGGTGTGCACGAAGTAATCGAAAACTTCGACGCACCGCACCTTCGAGAATATTTGCAGTTTCGTTTAAACTTTCTTGAAGAAGAGCTTAACGAAACTAAAACGGCCGCATCAAAAACTCCAGTTGATGCAGAAGAGGTTGTTGATGGATTAATCGATTTATGCGTCGTAGCAATTGGTACACTAGATGCTTTTGGCATTGATTCACAAGAAGCTTGGTCTAAAGTTCATTCTGCTAATATGTCAAAAGTGGTTGGCATTAAACCAGAACGCCCGAATCCATTGGGTTTGCCGGATTTGATTAAACCAGCGGGCTGGGTCGCACCGTCGCACGAAGGTAATCACGGCAAAATTTCAAGTCTCTAAAATGTTTTCTCTCACGATATTCAATTCTATCTTCGATAATAAAACACACCGAAGAATGGCTTTTTCCAATTGGGAAGAGTTTGAGAAATTGCTATATTCGTTGAGTGCACAACCTGGTTATAAACCAAAAAAAGGAGAAAGAAAAAATGGATCACCTCTTATCACTCCCGCGATTTACGCCGAAGACACCACGCGGGCCAATCGCAATGTTGTCTCATGGGCTAGTTGGGTTGCTATGGACATTGATGAATATGAAGGCTCTTTTGAGGAAACGATCGAAACCTTTAAAGGTAATCGATTCGTGTGCTATAGCTCTGCATCTTCATCGAAAGAGAAACCAAAGTTTAGAATAGTATTCCCGCTAACGCATGATGTAAAAGCTGAAAAGATAAAGCATCTTTGGTTCGCAGTAAACAAAGAATACAATTCACTTGGTGATCCACAGACCAAAGATTTGTCACGTATGTATTATGTTCCAGCTCAGTACCCGAATGCATATAATTTTATATTTACGCATGAAGGTCCTCTGCTAGATCCTGAAAAATTAATGGCGAAACATAGTTTTCTTACTGCTTCAAGTAATAGGTTAAGCGATAATCTTCCTGAGGCTATTCAGAAGGAACTTAATAAACACTATGCAGATAAGCTCACTAATACAAATATTAAATGGTCATCATACCGTGATTGCCCATTTGTGAATAAGCAGCTCGTTGCTGAGTATGTTACTATTAATGAATCTGGTTGGTACCATCAAATGTACAGAATTATGATGAGTATTGCAGCAAACGCAATACGTAGAAAGTATCCAATTACGCCAGCCGACATTGAAGCGCTAACCCGCGAGATTGATTCAGAGAATGGTGGTTGGTATAAAGGCCGTCCTGTAAAACTCGAAGCTGCAAGAGCAATAGATTTTGCTCTTAAGAGTGTATCATTTTAATATATTTAAACAATTCTGGCATTAAGCGAGCGCATTTTTATAAAAATAGAATGTACATTTAGCTAAAATTAGTATAGAATATATTAATAATCAAGCTAGAACATGAGTATTAAAAAAGAAAAGAAACGCGGGTTTTTAGAAAATATCGCCTATGTGGCAATCCTTCCATGGTTTGTCTTTATTGGTATCGCTTCATGGATTGTCTTTATCGCCTTGGTCATCATTATTAGAAATGTTGTCTCAGTGCTGTTTGGAATCTAGTTATGCATGAAATTAATATTATGAAAAAAACACTAATAGCAGGAATCGGATTTGGCTTAATTATCCCTATTTGGGGTGCCACAATCTGGAGTATGTACAAAGAAGAAACCGTGCAAATCGTGGAAAAGGTTGTAATGGCTGAACCAGAAAAAGTTGAAGCACATGTATTTCTAACGAAATGGCAAATCGATAAGATGGCTTCATCATTTAAGAATGATTCTCACCCGTCTGATACTCTTAAATTTAAATCAATCGTTCGAAAAGATAGTACTGGATGGCGAATTTCATCCACGCATTTAGTTAAAGCTCCAGAGCAGTATCCATTGCCTGAAGGTAAATTTTATGTTGTAGACGCATCCTATGTTGACCACATTGGTGACTTTAAGTCATGTGTTGAATACGCTAGCAGCTATAAAGATTTTCACGATTATATTGTTGTAAGCTCTGAATAGTCAATTGAATATTATGGATAACACAAATACGGTAGAATTGTTAGGACATTACGGATCAGATGAGACCATCGCGTGCAGCGCATGGACATCTACATCAAGAAAATTAAATGAAGAAAAAAGAAAGAGAATTCCGAAGCTCATCAACATGCTTTGGAGCGAGGGACATGAGACTCCATTCGAAAAGGGTTCCGTCCATTTTCTTGTGGATTGTGATATTGCCAGTCATATTCATCTACTTAAGCATCGATTGTCTTCGCTTAATGCTGAGTCGGCTCGGTACAAAGAATTAAAAGAGGATAAGATGTTCATCCCTGATGATTGGCCAGAGTATTGGCAATGCGTTCTGGCCTCGTATGCAGATCAAGGAAACAAACTATATCATGAGTGCGTGTCTGAATTGAGCGATACCATGGGTCGTAAACGAGCAAAGGAAAGCGCGAGATTCTTTAAGACCTATAATAGTCGCATTCAAGCTGACGTTCAGTTCAATATGAGAAGCTTTGCTAATTTCATCAAATTGCGTAAAAGCCAACACGCACAAAAGGAAATTAGAGAAATCGCTGAGCAAATGCTTAACTGCGTTATGCTTATTGAAGGAAATCCTTTTAAACACACACTAAACAGTTGGCACAAAATTATTTAAAAACAATATGAAAAAACTAGCAATAATAACAACAGCAATCCTACTTGTATCGATACTATTTAAGTATGGTACTGAAGCATACGTTAATCGGCCGGCGGTCTATCCCGACGGTCCGACTATGAATGGTGAGGATTTGTTCGTCGATCCATTCACCGGGGTTTTCTATAAATCAGCCAGGCTGAGTAAGGATAACGTTTTTAGCGGAATTTTGGTTAGATACCACCCTAATGGAAACATCCTTGCAAAAGGTGGAGTTAAGGATGGCAAACTGCATGGGCAATTTGATTGCTGGTATGAAAATGGCCAAAAACAAGCATCTCTTGTTTGGAAAAATGCGTCTGAGTTTACAAATTTAAAAGCTTATTATCCTAGCGGCAAGAGGATTAAAGGAGACGCTGGAGAAATTGCAAGTCGGATTTTTTCAGGTGAAATCATTACAGAGTAATTTTTTATTTACAAACTACGCACAATATTGTAGAATACCATATGACTACAACTGAAGATATCAGAGATCAATTCATTGATCTATTTACTAAAGAGAAATATGTCACTGATAAGACCGACGTAAAAACCCTCGAAATCGTAGGTGCCTCATTTATTGCCGATGAGGAAACAATCTTTGGCTCGCCTAACGAGGAATATATTGCCCGCGAGATTGAGTGGTATCTCAGCGAAAGTCTTTATGTTGATGATATACCTGAAAAAACACCTCAAATCTGGAAACAAATCTCCTCTGGAACAGGCAAGATTAATTCAAATTATGGCTATTTAGTCTTCGCCGAAGAAAACTATAGTCAATACATGGCTGTTCTCAAGCAGCTTTTGGTTGATCCTAATTCTAGACGTGCTGTAGTGATTTACCAGCGACCCACGATGCACCTCGATTTCAATGTCAATGGTATGTCAGACTTTATTTGCACTAATGCTGTACAGTATATGATCCGCGACAATGTTGTACATTCTGTTGTGCAAATGCGCTCGAATGACGTCGTATTTGGTTATAGAAACGATTACGCATGGCAAAAGTTTGTCCTCGATTACCTCGTAAAAGATTTAAATGAGGACACCAATAACAACTATTCATCAGGTGACATCACTTGGCAAGTTGGATCTTTGCATGTGTATGAGCGCCACTTTAAATTTATCGAGAAGGAAATTGAGTCAAGAACTAAAGCTGTAGAGGTGCAAGCTCTTGCTGAATCATCGATGGGCGACTCATGAAATTTAACGCAACAGAATTAAACAGGGAGTTTTATCTCAACCGAGCTGAAAACGAGGCGAGTGAAATTTATTCGAAAGATAGCACACGCCGCAATAGAACGTTTCAAAACATTTTAGAGACCACTTTATATGGCCATGCAGCCGAAGCGTATCTTATTCAAGAGTGCGGCTACAGCGATGATGATCGTAAATATAAAGACCTTATCGACATCAAAGGCCGTTCAGTAGAAATCAAAGTCACTGAAGGAGAGTACTATGTTCCATATGTTTTAAAAAGAGCCGAAAAAGCAAAATTACAAACATGGAGAGGATATCCAGATATTTTGTATGTGTTTATCGGTAATAGAAAAACCGCAGACTACGAATTAAATGGCGTTTATAAGTGGAACAACGAAAGATTTGTTTTACAAAGTAACGAAATTAGTGTATAATAGCTACCAACATGGAAAAGGAATCAATTAAAGTACTTAAGGAATGCTCAGACATTCAAGTGAAGAAATCCAAGGATTACCAAAATCCTACATCACGCATCAAGCAGGCAGACTACTATCCGAGAGGTGTTATGTCAATTATGGAATTGATTAATACTAAAACTATCAGATTGTGGTCGCTTATCGAAGCTATGGAAAATGATCCAACATACGAACCAAACTTTGAGTCTATTGAAGACTCTTTAAAGGATTTGATTAATTACTCTTCATTTGCTGTAGCATACTCCCGTGGTAAAATCGAAGGTCAAGACCCAGATCGTGACTTCTTGAATCGGGAAATCAAAAAGGGCTAAGATGTTTAAAACAACAAAATATTATGATGAGTTCATTCGGTATTTCCATTTGGCTAAAGATCAACAGGAAAAATCAAACTTGGGTCATACACCACATAAGGATTCGCAGGTTGGCGATTCTCTTATGGAGAAAGTTGAACTCTATGATGTCGTTGAGAGAAAGTACGCAGGGTTTAGTCAGATTGTAAATGATGCGTTCTATGGTTGGTCAGACGATCATCCATATTGGTCACGAATGGATGCAGGACTATATACTCAACAACGTAAAGATGCAGCTACAAATTGGTCAAATAAACGCGATAAGTTTGGATTAGCTGAATGGTTGTATGTGTTTATCCTCCACCGGGTCTGCGGATCAGCGATCAACTACGCAACGAAACCAAGCGGTTATCACAACACACTCTTATTTGATCTGTGGCAATCGGATACAATTGAAGAAATGTGTGAACAAGTAAAGTCTACTAAAAAGACATTTTACACTTCTGTTGGTTATCAGTTCCCTGCATTCCCTAAACCGCCAAAGCCTCAGGTAGAAGCAGCTCCCCTGTTTGGTATCGATGGCGATTATGTATACAAACGAGGAGGAGATTACTTCCTATGTGAGTATGTACCACGATTAGCTCGTGAGTTAGCATCTTTCTTAGAGAAAGGCGGTAAGCGTGATCTCCGAGAGATCGGGGAATGGATGTTCAAATGGAACCGAGCAAATGGTCTAAGAGTATACCGTTTCCAATACGCAGCACTCATTGCAGACATTGCTGATTGGTTTCCGCAATTTACTAATCTCGACTCAATGTTCTATTATGGAACGAACGCTGTAGAATGCATTGGTTATTTGGCAGACACTCCTAATGGTAAGGGAAAGAAGTCAGAAGAATTCCTAGATGCAGTGATGATGAAAATTTATGAAGATAGCGGATCTGTTCCCTATAATGCAGAGGATGTTGCATGTGACTTTATTCGATGGATTGAAAACTATGTTCGCCCTGGGGCTGATTACGCCGATCTAGATTTTGATGGAGTATGGAATTCGTCGAGCATCAAGGATCACCCATATGGAAGACAGCGAGCAATGATCGATCTCGGTCTTGTAGATACATTTAATGGAATTAAGAATCACCCTTCAGATGATACTGTATTAAAGGCAGCAGGAATGTCAGTTGAGGAATACAAAGAAAAATGCAATGCACTCTTCAAAAAGCAAAATCGTTAAATACGCAGAACGAGAGTCTGAAAAGTATAGAAACCACGTTATCGAAAATTTTGATAGCATGATTGATTTTTTCACACGCAATCTCGACGTGACACCGAGTTTCTTTAGTGGTCAATTGGCTGAAAGACCTGCTACATCTGATTCAAATTGGGGAGATCAAGATGAAAGAATGAGAGCACAGGGAATTGAGCCTCATCCTCTACTGGGAAAATGCTATCATGCTGTTAGATTTTTTCAGTACATTGGTGGTTTTCATAATTTTGAAGCTTATACGATTTACAAAAAAATACCACATAAGCTTAAGGGCGAGTTTACGACACATTGGTTTTTGCGTGATAACAAGACTCAAGAAACCTATGACCCAACTGCAGCACAGTTTGATTATCTTGATATTAGTGATTATTATCACCTTGGACAAAGAGCAAGCGGTAGATTGTGTTATTATGGATTCAACCCACGTATAAACATATACAAAAACTTTGTGCCACCTATTACAACAAGAAAACTTGCCCGCAAGTACAAAGAAGAAAGCGGTTCTGCTCAGGCAATGGAAAAATGGTTGCTAGAAGAAGAATGGTGGATTTCAAATAAAGAAGAATACAAAAATTTTAAGAAAGATGAAAAAAATATTGTTAACTAGTTTGGGTCCGATCTCAAATAAGATACATTCGCACAAAGCAGCTCAGGCTATTATATATGCTGGCCAATTATCGGAAGGTGGATATGATGTGACAATCAATTTGGTATCTGATAAGATTAAAGACTACTCTCCTTATGACGAAATCTTTTTTTATCATGGCAGTGATTGGGGCGGTGGACTCAACCTCTTTGGTGGTATTCAAGCCTATACGAATAAAGACTTCTTGGTTGCGCTATCCAATTTCAAAGGTGAGGTGAAGTCCATTCTTGTCGACTTTCCTGATTACTCCTCGATGTTCGAAGATCGCCTTACAAAGGCAAATCTTGAATGGAACGAAGTTGATTGGAAAAACCTAAAGAAGTTGCAAGCTGATGCAGTTACTGTGGATCCGAACACAATTAAACATTATTCAAGTTTATCATTCGGAGATAGTCATGCGATTTGCATGTATCGTCCTCAGTGGGAAAATGTGTCTGTCCCATTCTCAACACTGCACGGTTCGATCAATCGAGGGTTTGAAACGTTCATTCCAGAAGGTAAAGAATACGATAAGATTGAAACCTATTTTGGCAACATTGATATACGACATCACCTATGCAGATTCGATAACCCAATCGAAGAAGCTAAAAAGCTGGCAGATCGCTACAGCATTGAGATAAATAGAATCTCTGATGCGTATAATGCTTCTGTTCTACCATGGGAACCACTACCAATTGAGAACGAATCTCGTAAAGTGCCAAAAACTGGTTGGTACAAAAAAACACCATTCTATGGATCATGGCAACAACGAACAGATGTACGTCAAGCATTCATTGAAAGATTGAAAAGTCATACACCGATTTATGAATGGACGTCAAAACTGAGGAATACTATCGGAGAACTCAGTTTTGATGTAATGGAAAAGCCACAATCTGTGCACCTATCACGAGCATCATATCCGCATTGGCAGGGTAAGAACTGGACTGAACCTCAGTTAAACGACCTAGACGCGTTCTTCCTATAGAATTTAGGTATGTACATTCGCCGTCAAAAATGGTATAATATCATCACAATAACAAGAATATGTCACTATTAGATAAATTAAAAAAATCCTCCCGCTCTGCGGGAGTAGCAGTTCTTTCAGAATCAAAACTCTTTTCTGAAAAAGAACTAACTTCAACACCAGTGCCAATGATCAACGTTGCACTTTCTGGCAAAATCGACGGTGGCCTCGCATCTGGACTTACTGTTTTGGCGGGGCCATCGAAGCACTTTAAAACGTCATTTGCTCTGCTAATGGCAGCTGCTTATTTAAAAAAACACGATGATGCCATTTTGATGTTTTATGATTCAGAATTCGGTTCTCCCGAAGCGTATTTTAAATCATTTGGAATCGACACCACTCGCGTGCTTCATACACCAGTTACAAACATCGAAGAGTTAAAGTTTGATATGGTGCATCAACTTAACGAGCTGGACCGTAAAGATAAAGTCATTATTATCATCGATTCTGTCGGCAATATTGCTTCTAAGAAAGAAGTTGATGATGCCGAGAATATGAAATCTGTCGCTGATATGACTCGTGCAAAAGCTCTCAAAGGCTTATTCAGAATGATCACGCCAACTTTAACTATTAAAGACATACCATTGATCGCGATCAATCATACATATATGGAGCAAGGCATGTTCCCAAAAGCAGTTGTTTCAGGAGGAACCGGGGTAATGTATTCAGCAGATAATGTTTGGATTATTGGCCGGCGACAAGAAAAAGATGGCACAGAAATCAAGGGATATCATTTCGTAATCAACGTCGAAAAATCACGGTTTGTTAAAGAAAAATCAAAGATTCCTATTACTGTTTCTTGGGACGGAGGCATCGAAAAATGGTCTGGATTACTTGATGTCGCTATCATCGGCGGCTATGTTATTAAACCAAAAAATGGTTGGTACCAAGCAAGAAACCCTGCGACCGCTGAGGAACTTTCTGGAAATGTTAGAGCTAAGCAAACTCTTCAAAAGTCATTCTGGGAACCAGTATTCGAAAAGACCGACTTCGAAGATTATATCGAAAACCGATTCAAGGTTGGAACAGTTGAAATGGTAAGAGAGGAGGATAGCGATGGCTGCGAATAAGATTAATGTAGATCGATACATCAAATTCGTCGAAAGAGGCGACAGCGAATTGTATTCATTAAAGGTTGTACAAGGACCGTACTCTGGTGTAGTATATACATACGGCAAAGTAGAAATCACTGGTTCTGTTGATGAGCCAGTTGTTAAGTTTGACTTCACAATCAATGAAGTTCCAGAAGGAAAGAAGAAGAACAAATTAGAAAAATCTAAACCGTTTAAGAATTTTATGGGTGATGTCCTTATTACCCTAATCGAAGAGAAAATTAATGATGACGAATCTGCAAAAGCTGATACTGAAGAATCTGACGACTGATGAAGACTTTTGTCGTCAGACACTACCACACCTTAAGACTGAATACTTTGAAAATGAGTATAGGCCAGTTTATGAACTTATATTACAGTTTCTAGGTGATTATAACAAACTGCCGACAGCCTCTGCGTTGGATGTCGAGTTTCAAAAGTCTGATTACGTAAATAAGCCAAATAAGAATGATATTCACAACTTGATCATTGATCTAAAAAATCCCGAGAAAGTTGATACTGAATGGCTACTAGACTCCACTGAAGAATGGTGTAAGAACAGAGCAGTCTATATTGCTATTATTAAATCAATAAGCATTATTGACGGAAAAGAGCAAGAACTGACTGATGGAGCTATCCCAGGGATACTATCTAAGGCACTCCAAGTGTCCTTTGATAAAAATGTTGGGCATGATTATTTCGAAAATTCAACTGAGCGGTATGATTTTTATCATGCTAAAGAAGATAGAATACCATTTGATCTCTCGCTCTTTAATACTATCACGAAAGGTGGTGTTTCAAATAAAACACTTAACATCATATTGGCCGGCACAGGTGTTGGAAAAAGCTTAGCGATGTGCCATTTTGCTTCTGCTAATCTTGCAGCAGGTCTTAACGTATTGTATATTACTCTCGAAATGGCAGAAGAAAGAATTGCTGAGCGCATTGATGCGAATCTACTTGATATCCCAATCGATCAACTTACTACGTTACCTAAAGAGCTCTTTGATACGAAAGTTAATTCGCTCAAAGAGAAGTCTCGAGGAAAACTTATTGTGAAAGAGTATCCTACAGCAACAGCCCACGTAGGCCATTTCAGAGCTTTACTTGATGAGCTTAAACTTAAGAAGAACTTTAAGCCAGATGTCATTTATGTTGACTATCTAAACATCATGGGTTCTGCCCGCATCAAAGGCCTTGGAGGCTCTGTTAATACTTATTCTCTCATTAAAGCAATTGCAGAAGAGCTTAGAGGTTTGGCAGTTGAGCATGATGTCCCTATTTGGTCAGCTACTCAAGTTACTCGTTCAGGATTTGGTAATACCGATGTTGAACTCACTGATACTTCAGAGAGTTTTGGACTTCCAGCCACGGCAGACCTAATGCTTGCTCTTATTTCAACTGAACAACTTGAAGGCATGAATCAGCTTATGGTGAAACAATTAAAGAACCGCTACAATGATCCTACGCAAAATAAGAGGTTCGTTGTTGGTATTGACCGATCTAAGATGCGGCTCTACGATGTGGAAGATTCAGCCCAAACACTCGTGAGTGATCAGATCACTCCAACCCCAGTCGCGAATAATGACTTTTCTGCCTTCAAAATATGACCATATTAGCTAAAAGCCGCACTTTTATGAAAATAAATGTGTACATTCCCCACAATTTGTGGTAGAATAGGGGCAGAACGAACATGGTTAGTGTAAAAGGATCAGGTAAAAGAAAAAGGGCAATGGTTAATTCAATTGTCGAGTACTGCATAGGTAAGATAATGCCCAGGCTTGAAGGAAAGCTAAATATCGATATCGCGTTAATCCCCCGCCTCATCGAAAATGAGCAACTTGCTGGTGACTGCATTTGGGAAGATCAATCCCGGGATCGCCCACGTAACTTCACCATAAGAGCTGACTCTACTCAAAGCCTCCAATCTATGTTAGAAACCATCGCGCACGAAATGGTTCACGTGAAGCAGTACGCTAGAGGTGAGTTAAAAGACTTGGCAAGATCACCATACTTGTGTAAATGGAAAGGCAAGAAGTTTAATTTTAATTCTACTCACTACTATGACCAGCCGTGGGAGATTGAAGCCCATGGTATGGAACGCGGCTTGTTCATCCGTTGGTTTGTTGAAAGCGACTGGAAAAATTGTCATTGGGCTGAATATTGAAAGATGTTTTTTGTATAAATAGAATTATAATAACAATTTTGTTTAATGGGAAATATGCTGTCGTTTAAAGAATATAAAGAAACCTCTGATATGATCATCGAGGCTACTGTAAGTGCTGGAAAATACGGAGAAGGCTCGCTCTTTACATTAAAAAGCGATAAAGTAGACACATTTAAAAACAGAATCGGTTCTACAATTAAATTGCCAGATAGTCCAGTTTTTAGTAAACTGGATCCTATTAAAATTCCTGCCGACGCAGTGGTATTTGGTGATAATAAGAAAGCGCTCCGAGCTGCATTTGAAATTTTAGATTCGCCCGAAGGAAAGGCCGTCGGCTCAGTCGCTTGGTATGAAAAAGCAGTTGACTCGTATTATAATATCTTAAAACTAGGTTCAGATATCAATTGGGGTAAAGATACTCCTACGCTCGAAACTGTTCAAGCTATTGGTGTTTACTATAAAGATATCGAAAACGATATTGAATCACGAGAGACCGTCATTGCGAATGTAAAGAATATCCTCGGCAATGGTCAAGATTGGGACAGTAAAGGTAAATCGACGCTCCTTTCAAAACTCGATTCGATGACATCTAAGAATTTCCTTGAATTAGTTGGTCTTATTAGCGGTATGGCAGAATTTATGGATGTTGTAAAATTCAAAGCCAATATTATCCACGGCAGAATTACAGACTATTATTCAGCCGAAGAAGATAACGAAAATGTAAAAATCACTGGCGTAAAGGCTAATACTGCAGATATGATCGTTTCATCGGCCGATGCAGCCACGACCATCGCGGCAATGAAAACTGATACTTTCACTTTTGATGATAATGGAGTCATAAAAGGAGAAAAAAGTAAGATTACTTTTATTCAAGTATCATTGAAAAAATCAGCTGATAAGGCTCAATTAGGTAAGGTAACATCGTATATTATTAAAAAATATAGTCTACCGTCGTATAACGATTATTTCAACGATATCGTTAACGAATCTTTAGATATGGAACTGAATGAAGGCCCTATTACATTTTTAAAGAAAGCATTTTCCAAAGTAAAGGATACCTTAGCTAAAGTGTCACAATCAGTCGGCAAGTTCTTTGCTAATATCACAAATAGGTTTAAAAAAGCTAATAGTCTAGAAAAGAAGAATGTGTTTAAAAGGTACCAAAAACTTTTTGGACTAAATAATGACGATATCTTTTTGCTTGAAAAATATTGCGACGACAGTAATTACCTCATTGAGAAAAAAACTGGAGAAAGTCTCAATGCTAAATTGGAAAAAATTAAAATCAAGGACGCGAACAAATTGGTCAAGGAAGTTCAAAAGAAAAAATCTGATATAATAAATCTCTATGATGCAAAAGACTATTTGTTATATAAGACTGGAACTACAATAACACAATTTAAAAATTCAAAGGAACTAAATATCGACATTGTTTCTAAACTACTATCGAATTCATATTCATTATCCGCGGTCGAAATGATTATTGGGTCGACTGATACTGATGAAATATTAAATTCGGTTGTTGATATGCATAAAGAGGTTTATTTCGGTAAAACATCCCTTCCGCTTTATAAGGTATATGGCAAAACTTCATCAGGAAAGTCGTGGGAATATTTAGGTTCTGCAGGAAGCTTCGCCGATAAGAAAAGAGAGAAATTGAAAGATACCCAATTTCCAATATCTGGAATACGATTGAACACACAAGATAACAAATATTTGAATATTGACTTGTATGTCGTGAGCGATATTCTTGATAACGAAATTTATTACACTGCATTTAGAACAGGAACAAACGCATCTGGTCGTTTCTCTTTCAACTTTGAAGGAACTAAAAAAATACCATATGATAAATTTATCAAATTCTTAAAATAATGAAATCATTTAAAGAGCATCTTAGCGATAGCATAACTGAAGCGTCAAAGGCTGGGAAAAACACCCACATGACACACATTGAAGACCGCGTTATCTACGGCGGAGTTAAAGGAGCTCGCGAGGCAATCTTTGCCTTACGGTCTTTAAGAGACATGCTAGCTGGTAAAGCAAGCGCATCAACTAACGTTACAGAAAAATGGGACGGGGCACCTGCGGTATTTGCAGGTGTTGATCCAACTGATGGAAAGTTCTTTGTAGCAAAAAAAGGCATTTTTAATAAGGATCCAATGGTTTATAAGTCAGAGGCTGATGTCCGAAACGACACATCAGGTGACCTAGCAGACAAATTGGTGATAGCATTCAACGAACTTAAAGATCTTGGTATTAAGAATGTTATTCAGGGAGATATCATGTTTACAAAAGGCGATGTTGAGGCTGAAACGATTGACGGCAAGAAATACATTACGTTTCAGCCTAACACCCTTGTGTATGCAGTTCCTGCCGATTCTAAATTAGCAAAAACCATTGGTAAAGCGAATCTGGGAGTTGTGTGGCATACAACGTATAAAGGAAAGGATTTTGAGTCGCTGAGCGCATCTTACGGTGTGGATATTTCCAATCTTAAGAAGAAAGCAAGTGTTTGGCAACAGGCCGCAGACCTTAAAAACTTGTCTGGAACAGCTACTCTCACGAAAGCAGATACTGATGAAGTTACTCAGCAGCTCTCGAAAGCAGGTAAGATCTTTCAACAGATTAAATCGACGACTCTCAACGAGTTAGAGAATACGCCATCCCTCGCAATTAAGATTGAGACTTTCGGCAACACCTTCGTCCGGAAAGGAGAGCGGATTGGCAATACCACTAAACACGTGAATGACCTAATTGCGTGGTTCGACACAAAGTACAAAAAAGAGTACGACAAGCGTAAAAGCGCCAAGGGTAAAGAAGCAGTGCTTAAAAAACATGAAGAAGAAATGCAATTCTTTTCTAAGAACAACCGCAAAAACTTAGATTTGATGTTCCAGTTGATGAATGCTATTGTCGATGCTAAATTAATCATTATAAATAAATTAGATAAACTGAAAGAGATTGATACATTTATTAGAACAAAACAGGGTTTTAAAGTAACAGGTTCAGAAGGATTTGTTGCAATTGACTATAATACTAACGGCGCAGTCAAACTAGTCGATCGATTAGAATTTTCTACAAATAATTTTTCAGCAGACGTAATAAAAGGTTGGGAACGATGAACGAATCAGATAAAAAAACGATCAAAGGCTTTAAAGAGTTTAATGAAGAAAGCATAAATGCCGTAGCATTTACTTTCGGCCGCTTTAACCCTCCTACAGTTGGTCACGGTAAACTTATAAAAAAGGTCGCGGCAGCTGCAGTCGGAAATCAGTATCGTATATACGCATCTCAATCTAACGATGCTAAAAAGAATCCTCTTGTGTATAAAGAAAAAATTCGTGTTATGCGGAAGATGTTTCCTAAGCACGGCCGCAATATTATCGAGGATAAGAATGGTAAGAATATTCTTGATATAGCGTCACTCCTGCACGATCAGGGTTTCACCCGCATCACACTGGTTGTTGGTTCTGACCGTATTTCTGAATTTCAAAAACTGCTTAAGAAATATAACGGCACAAAAGCCCGTCACGGCTTTTATGATTTCAAAGATGGCATAGAAGTTGTCTCGGCAGGCGAGCGTGACCCCGATGCCGAAGGTGTTGAGGGAATGAGTGCATCTAAGATGAGAGCAGCTGCTCTTGAAGGCGACTTTAAAGCGTTCAGCGCTGGATTGCCAAAAGAGTATGGAGAGGACATGATACTTTTCAACCTAATTCGAAAGAGGATGGGCTTGAAAGAAATGGTTAGCTTTCGTAAACACGTTCAACTACCAAGTCTCTCAGAAAAACGTGAGCGGTATATCTCGGCCGATATTTTCAATGTAGGAGATAAAGTATCTACAGAATCTGGTAACTTGATCACTATTAAAGAACGCAAATCGAATTATATTATTGATTCAACTGGGACTAAGCATTTTGTAGAAAAACTCGATGTAGTGTATGGTAAAGGCCTTCCTAAATCAACAAATACAAAGTAATACGCATTTGTATAAATATTAATCTAATGTCAGAGATGAATCAAGGAGACAAACACCGCCTAGACCGCATTGAAGAGAAGATTGATAAGATGACTGAAGCAGTCATCGCTTTAGCTAGGGCCGAAGAAAGAATCTTAAAACTTGATGAGACAACTCGAATGATTTTGCAAAAAATGCTCGATCATGATGATAGATTGCGGAAGGTTGAGGATATACAGCATGATAATACTGCGACTGTTAAAACAATCAGATCTGTTGTGTGGACTACGGTATCAGCAATAATAACAGCAGCAGCCGGAACCATAGCGTGGATGTTCACCAGTACACCAGATTAATAATATGATATCATTTAAACAATACCTCACAGAAAAGCCGTTGAACCCTGCTCAGCGTATGGCTAGAAGTCGTATGATGAAAAGAATAATGCCTAAGCTGAAGAAGAAACGTGAAATGGCATTAAAGAAAAAGGCTTCTCCTGAAAAACTTAAAGCAAGAGCACAGAAACAAGCTATTGAGATTATCCGCAAAAAATTTATACCAGACGGCCAAAGTTACGCGGCAATGTCCTTCGCACAAAAGACTCAACTTGATAAAAAGGTTGAAAAGAAAAGGGGTGCTATTAAAAAGATCGCGAAGAAGCTGATACCAAAAATCAAAGCTGCTGAGGCCGAACGCCTCCAAAAACTAAAAGACTCAGAGTAAACATATAAATAAAACTATCATGAAACCACAAGACAAATCGATCGCAAATCTGGCTGACGCTGTATCACGCGTTCTCTTAGGCGAAGGAAAAGCCACTAAAGAAACCAAAGTTCAAGATTCTGATAAAGACTTTGTTGATCTTCATTCAATTGACAAACATAAGCGAAGTGGATCAACAGCTCTTGAAGAAAAAGATATTGAAGAGGCCAACGAATTCACTAAAGCTGCTGCAAAAGCCGCAGTTGCTGGTGATGACGAATTTGAATTTGAAGGTAAGAAATTCCCTACTGAAATGGATGTTGAAGTCGCTAAGAAAATCCTTGGTGAATCAACTTCAATTGAAGAAGCTATAAGACCTAATGACAAAGTCCTTGGAAAGACTAAAAACCGTGACGGAGATGAAGTAAATTATTTTGTGCATGGTAGCTCATTTAAAGCAACGGTAGCTTTTCGGAAAGCAATTAAAAAGTTGTTATCAAAGCCCGCACAAAAGAAGTTTGATGTCTATATTGACGGAAACACCAGTGTCGTTGATGCCGATTCAAGCAAGACTATCGTCGATTTTAATGATAAGATGACTATATCTGACGTTGCTAAAGCGGTTGAAGCGTTTATCAAAAAGGAGTATCTAAAAGAGGCGTTAAATAAATTTAAAAAGGAAGACATCGATCTTAGCGAAGCATCGCCTGATAAAAAAGCCCTCGCGAAAGACCTCGAAAATCTGATTAATAATCCAGATCCTAGTAGAGTTAAGCAATACGGCGGCACCAAGTATGTTGATATGTTAAAGAGCAAATTGGCTAAGTTGCAAGAAGAGGATATTGATGAAGCTATTAACTACATCCTCGAAGATGAAACCACTAACATTGAAGAAATGTCTGATGAAGAACTCGACGAAATGTTGGAAGGTATACTTGGTAAAATCGGAAGTGCCATCAAGTCGCGTGTTACTATTTCAGGTCGTGCTGACCGCGCAGGCAAAAAAGCTGACAAAATAGATAAGAAGGCTGCTGATCGCGAAAGATTAAAAAAGGCTAAAGAGCGCATCAAAAAGGCTAAAGAGGCAAAGCGGAAAAAGCGAGAATCGGCCGATGAAGCTGTAGAAGTGAATGGAGGCGCTCTTGCCGAAGCAGCTAAAATGAGTTCAGGCGTAAAACAGGCGCAAGAGAAGATATACAGCCTCGAGCGCTCTCTTAAAGTTGGATCAAACTTGAATAAGGGTGTTAATAAAACACTTGACGGAAAGTATGATGGAGACTTTAAGATTATGGAAAAAGCTGTTAGTCAAATCCTTACTGTTTGGCAAGATATCGAATATGACTACGGAAATATGAATGAAGCTGTTGTGAGCCTCGATCGTAAGGCGCTTGCTAGGCAAAAGGCCCTGTTTAAGTGGGAAGACGTTAATAGTGCTCTTGATGGCGCTGGAGTTAACCCAGCTGGGATTAAAAAAGTGCACTCCGCATTAAGAGGAAAAGAGCAGTAAATTGAATGTGGATAAATAACTTTATATGAAGTTGTTTGACAAATTAGATAATGAAAACTTTGAATTATTTGCAGCAAAATATTATGATAATCCTACATGTTTATCTACAGAGGAGTTTTACGAGGATCTCGCAAAGTTTAAATATGTCGTAAGATTGTTTAGACGTTACAGAGAAAACGGAAAAATACAAGAAAGACTACTTCTAAATCACCTCATCATAATCTATAATGTGTTCCAAATACAAGCAGCAACGAGAATGCTATTCTATAGAGTCGATAAAGATTTGTGGTATGCACTAAAAACCTTTCTAATATTCTTAAATTATTTGCCAAACAGCAGTTACCAGGATATTAGTATCGATTTGAACATAGCTAAGAAACTTAAAGAAATATAACAATGTCATTATTTAGAGGACCAGATTTTTTTTACGCACTACGATTCCTTCGTCTATTGACGATGCCGTGGATAAAGACAGCAGCGTTTAAACAAGGCATCGTTGATGAAAAGGGAGTAAGGCTTAAAAAACCTGAAACATCCAAAGAGAAATCAGCATATAGCGTTTTTCATAAATTAGTGTTTAATCTCCGCCGACTGTTGGGAAAAATCCCTCTCGGGCAAAGTACAATCGCACGTTACGCCGCGGCGTTGTATCTTATTAAGGAACATGCCAATATTAGCGATAAACGTCTAATTAAGATCCTTAATGAATCTAATGGTGTAGATCTTTCGGAATATAAACCAGACTTGAATGAATGGTATTTGACTGAAGACGGAAATATAGAAACGGGAAAATATGCACTTGTACGTGACATTGCATTACCAAAAACAGGAGAAATATTAGCTCTTAAAGGTTCTTTGGTACAAATTACGGAATCTCAACCATGTGGCTCAGTACTGGGCCACATGGTATTTGAGGCAAAACACAAAAAAACCTTACAGACGATTTACATTACACAGGAAGATATCATCAGATGAATAAAGAAGAAACCACCACATCAGCTATAGCATTAGCGCATAGGCCATTATCTATTGTTAAAAAGCAAAAATATCGTGTTTTCGATGTCTCACCAGAAACCTTCCGGAAGTTTGAGTCTGGTCGAACCAGATATGAAAGATGGTCTAAATTTATTAACGAAGAAGAGAAGGGTATTGTTCGTTATTATAATAGGAATGAAAATTCAGTGATAGTTCTACGGAATGCCGACAATGGTGCTTTACGCGCACTTTATCGCTGTAATAAGTAAAATAATTTAATTTACATTTTCCGTCTGGTATGGTATAATACTATCTGGCACCACAACCCTATGTCTATATTTAAAGAACAAGTATCTCGCAAACCAAACCAATATCCATGGACTGAACAGTTCATTGAATCTATGCACAATGGATTTTGGACTGATAAAGAATTTTCATTTACCTCTGATGTGCATCAGTTTAAAACTGTATTAGACGATCAGGAGAGGGAAATTATTGTCCGAACACTTTCAGCAGTTGCCCAAATCGAAGTCGCCGTTAAGACTTTTTGGGCAAAACTTGGTGAAAACTTACCGCACCCTGCAATCCAAGATCTTGGTTATGTTATGGCTAACACCGAAGTAATCCATAATAATGCTTATGAAAGACTTATTACTATCCTTGATATGGAGGATATCTTTGAAGAGAATCTTAAGCTTGACTTTATTCAGGGCCGCGTAAACTATTTGCGGAAATACACACACAAGTTTTATAAAAGCTCTAAGAAGCAATATCTCTATGCGCTTACGCTATTCACGTTATTCGTCGAAAACGTTTCTTTATTCTCGCAGTTCTATATAATCAATTGGTTTGCTCGTCACAAAAACGTTCTTAAAGATACTGACCAACAAGTCAAATACACGCGTAATGAAGAAAATATTCATGCACTCGTTGGCATAAAAATCATTAATACAATCCGAGACGAGATGCCTGAATTGTTTGATGCAGAACTCGAAGATCGTATCAGAGGAGAAGCTGTAGAGGCGTTTAATGCTGAAAGCAAGATTATTGATTGGATGATTAACGGAATTGACGAGCCAGGACTAAATGCCGAAACTCTTAAAGAGTTTATTAAGAATCGAATTAACTCATCATTAGAAAAGATTGGTTTTAAGGCTGTATTTGAGGTAGATAACACTCTCTTAGAATCCACCATGTGGTTTGATGAAGAGCTTCTTGGAAATAACATGACAGATTTCTTCCATTCTCGCCCAGTTGAATACTCGAAGAAAAGTCAATCGTTCGATGAGTCTGATCTCTTTGGTTAAAAAAATACTATTATAATATTATGAATAACATTTATTGGTTGAATGAAGATAGCCGCAAGTTTCTAGAGAGAGGCTATTTGTTACCCGGAGAAACGGCCGAACAGCGAATTGTCGACATCGCTGAGAAAGCGCAAGAATACCTTGGAACAGATGGCTGGGCCGAGAAGTTTATTGGCTATATGCACAAAGGATTCTACTCTTTATCGTCACCTATTTGGTCAAACTTTGGAAGGGATAGAGGATTACCAATATCGTGTTTCGGATCATATATTCCTGACGATATGGAGAAGATACTTGGGAAGATAGCCGAGGTTGGCACGATGTCTAAGGTAGGTGGAGGAACATCTGCGTATTTTGGCGACGTTCGTCATAGAGGTTCAGAAATTTCAAGTGGAGGTGCCGCTACTGGTGTCCACCACCAGCTGACAGTGTTTGATTCTTTGACTAATTACATTTCTCAAAGTAACGTTCGTAGAGGCTCATTTGCAGCCTATCTACCAATTGACCACGGTGATATTGAAGAGTTTCTAGGTATTAGAGGCGAAGGAAATTCTATTCAAGATATTTCTATTGGAGTTACAGTTAGCGATGTTTGGATGAATGACATGATCGCTGGCGATAAAAAGAAGCGGTCTATATGGGGAAAAGTTATTAAGAAACGATACGAGTCTGGGTACCCATACATATTCTTCTCTGATAACGCTAATAATGCCGCACCGCAAGTATACAAAGATAAGAATAAGCGAATTAATGCTTCTAATCTGTGCACTGAAATTTTTCTTTCAAGTGAAGAAGATGAATCATTTGTGTGCGATCTATCTTCGCTCAACCTCGCTAAATGGAAAGAGATCGTAGAAACTGATGCAATCGAGACATTAACGTGTTTTCTTGATGCCGTAATGACCGAATTCATCAATAAGACGCGGTGCGTCAAAAATCTGGAGTCGCCACATAAGTTTGCTGTAACTCAGAGAGCCCTCGGTGTCGGTGTATTGGGTTGGCATTCGTATCTACAACAAGAGAGTATCGCATTTGAGTCTATGGAAGCTAAACTTCAAAACTCTCTTATCTTTAAGACTATTCAAGAGAGAACAATCAACGCTTCAAAGGAGATGGCAATTCAGTACGGGGTTCCTTCACTAATGGAAGGTTACGGATTGCGCAATAGCTGTTTAGTTGCTATTGCTCCTACTACAAGTAGTTCGTTTATCCTAGGACAAGTTAGTCCTTCCATTGAACCGCTTAATAGTAATTATTTTACAAAAGATCTTGCTAAGGGTAAGTTTACATATAAGAATCCAGAACTTAAGAAGCTTCTTAAATATTATGTTAAGGATGATAATCCTACGTGGAGAAGTATTCTAGAAAAAGGCGGTTCAGTACAACATTTAACGTTTCTCACTGACCACGAAAAAGAAGTGTTTAAAAACTTCGGTGAGATCTCCCAAAAAGAAATACTTATACAAGCATCACAGCGTCAAAAATACATTGATCAGGGCCAATCTATTAATATGATGGTCCCTCCCGACACAAAGCCAAAAGAAGTAAATGAGCTTCTAGTGTGGGCTTGGGAGAATGGTATCAAGTCGCTATATTATCAACGAAGCGCTAATCCTGCACAAGAATTAGCGCGCTCACTTAATGAGTGTTCATCGTGCGAAGCCTAATGAAAGAAAACCTTAAATGCCACATGTGCCACGCCGACTATTATGTTGAGTGGTTCGAAGATAGAGCTGCCGAATATAACAATTATGTAGACCCTGATTACTGTCCATTTTGTGGAACTAGCGATATCGAATTTGATGAAGACGTCGACCTAGAAGAATAATGTACACATACACAATTAGAGAAGTGACCAGAGTAGTCGATGGAGATACTATTGACGTGATAATGGATCTAGGGTTTGGTGTTAGAAAAAAAGAAAGAGTCCGCATTGCTGCTATCGATGCACCAGAATCTAGGACAAGAGATCTTCACGAAAAGAAGCTTGGCCTTGAAGCAAAAGAGTGGCTTAAAGCCCATCTTGAAAACTGCAATTCGCTTATTATTAAAACCGAAAAGGAAGGCAAATATGGCCGCATTTTAGGTTGGCTATACACTGAAGAATTTAGTACCTCTATTAACGAGGTTATGGTTGAAAAGGGATATGCTTGGGTGTACGATGGAGGTAGCAAAGAAAAAGATTACGAGGAGCTTAAGAATAAGCGTGTATCTGATGGCTCATGGATTGAATAGGCTGTTTGTATAAATAGGATTAAATATATGTGTGTCGTTGTTGTTAAATACGTAAATGGATATGGTTGGGTTGGCGCTAAAAATCGCGATAGGAACTACAAAACAGATGTTGCTATAACCCAATCAAACCGCCATGGTGTACAACGCCTCTTCATCGACGACAAATTAAGCAGGTGGAGTGAAGGTGTTAACGAGCATGGTTTAGCAATTATATCATCATCTTTTTCCGTAAAAAGCGACGAAAAGGAAGGTGATAAAATCATTAGCAAAAAGAAGAAGAGGGACCAGATTGGTTATTATTCTCCTGATGGAAGAGTTATTCGTAAAGGCCTTCTAGAAAAAACTCCAAAGGCCGCACTAAAACTTCTTGTTGATTTAGAACTGGCAGGAGCTACATACGTGTTTAATGAAAGCGAGTGCTATATACTCGAAGGCGGATATACTGTAAGAAAGGCCGATGCTTCATCGGAAAACCCAAGAGAGTATAAGCACGTAATTAATAAAATTTCCCGCAATGAACCATGTTCGTGCAGAACTAATCATGGCATTATAATGAAAGAACTAGGGTATCACAAAAACCCAACTGATGATCGTATAATTAGGGCTAGAAAGAGTAGCGAAAAACGTTTAGATTTCACACGACAGTTCGCATCTCCTGATATTTCAAATCCAGGAGATCTTATTGATATGATAGCGAAATGTCCTGATGATGACGTTTTTATGAATCCGATGAGAACCGGAAACATTAAAAAAGGCGAAATGGTGACAACAGGTCAGCTGTTAATTGTACCAAAACAACGGACTCTCCATTACCGTCCTATATATTCATCAGTTGAATTTGATTATAATCGATTGAGTGGTCCCGAATCTAAGACATTCTTTGAGATTATTTCATCTCGTAAACTCTTATCGTTTAAAGAGTTTACTGATAAATAATCACATGTGGATTTACAGTGGTTCAGAATTTACTTCTGAGATGATTGGAGAGTACCATGGTTTCGTGTATGAAATCACTGATATTTATAATGGCATGAAATATATCGGTAAGAAGAAATTCTGGTCGAAGGTTACAAAGCCACCGTTGAAAGGCCGCAAGAATAAACGTAGATCTATAAAAGAGTCTGATTGGCAAAGGTATTATGGCTCAAATGCCAAAGTGAAATATCTCTTAGAGGAAGACGGCCGCGGGAGATTTAAGCGGGTCATTTTAAGACTATGCAATTCTCCTGGTGAAATGACTTACTATGAGATGAAAGAACAGATCGATCGAGAAGTTCTGTTTAAGCCTGACGAGTACTATAATGCCTTTATAGGCGGCAAAATACACCGAAATCACGTATTTAAGAAAAAATAGTATTTACATCTAGTGATTATTGTGGTATAATATACTCAGACCACCAAATACAGATTATGATTATTATAGATTACAGCGGCATTGCCATTGCATCCATCTTCTCGCAAGATCGACCAGAAGAAATTGAAGAGGGCCTTATTCGCCACATGGTTCTCAATTCTCTACGGAGATACAACCTCAAGTTCCGAAAAGATTACGGGCAAATGGTAATAGCGTGTGACAGCTCCTCGTGGCGCAAAGAAACATACCCACAGTATAAAGCTAAACGCAAAACTACAAGGGACGAATCTCCTCTAGATTGGAAACACCTCTTCAGTCTTATTAATGGGGTGCGAGACGAGATTAAAGAAAATATGCACTACCCTGTAGTCACTGTAGATCGCGCAGAAGCCGATGATATTATCGCTGAACTGGTTGAATCAACGCAGGATTTCGGCAAAGGAGAACCAGTCATGATTGTGTCATCAGACAAAGATTTCTTTCAGCTTCAGCAATATTCGAACGTTAAGCAATTTAGCCCAATGAAGCGCGACTTCATTAAAGTTGATGATGCTGCTTTTTATAAATTCGACCACGTCTGCCGCGGTGATAGCAGCGATGGTGTTCCTAATGTTCTAAGTGTAGATGAGTCGTTTACAGAAGGTATTCGCCAAAAACCTATGCGTGCTAAAAAGATTCAAGAGTGGTACGCTGCTAAAACCGATTCGCAATTAATGGATATGATGGGACAAGATACGTATCGCAATTATTGCCGCAATAAGTCAGTGATTGATTTTGACTACATTCCTAAAGATATTAAGACAGATATTAATAATAAATATAACCAGCAGACGCACAAAAAGAAAAGTGGAGTGCTAACTTACCTTATCGAAAAACGATGCAATATGCTAATCGATTCAGTAGCAGACTTCTTTCCAACAACCTAATACTATGCAAAAATACATATATGAAATCCTCGAAGAAACTTGTAAACTTGAATCCCGCGAAGAGCGAATAGCCCATCTAAAAGAAAACTCGTTTAAACAAGTAAAGTCTATTCTTCAGCTATGCTACAACGATAAAATCGAATTAGATCTTCCGTATGGGAGGCCTCCATTCGAGGTATGCCCAGAGGGCCGAGAACCATCCCCGCTTAGAAATGCCTTCGAGCCAATTGGCTCATGTGTAAAAGGCAATCAAATCAGCCGAGCTCGGAAAGAGAAAATATTTATTGGAATCCTTGAGCAGCTATGCGAGAAAGACGCGCACATTCTCTGTGCAGCGAAAGATGGAACTGTTACGACACTACAAAACAAAACTTACTCTAAAATAACGAAAAGCCTCGTAGAAGCGTGTTTTCCTGAGATTATGTAGTGTACATTCTGCTTAATTTATGGTAGAATATACCCAGAATGAATATCTTCGCGCTATCTCCAGTTCCAGAAATTGCCGCTAAATGGCATTGCGACAAACACGTTGTAAAGATGATTGTCGAATCGGGACAAATGTTGTCGACAGCCCACCGCATGCTCGATGGCACTGAAACCCGGCGGAGATCAGCATCAGGCAAGACGATGTCAAAATATTGGCAATTAAACGACAAAAGAGAAGATGTTCTTTATAAAGCAGTCCATATGGGCCATCCGTGCACTGTGTGGACAATGCAATCGCATAAAAATTATAAATGGCACTATTTACTATTTGAGAAATTGTGTAAAGAGTACACGTACCGCTATAATAAAATCCATGCAACAGAAACAAAACTCCTAGATTCCTTAAAGGCGTTACCAAAAAACATAACAAAGCGCGCTATGGATGCTTGGCCTTTGGCGATGGGATCTAATCCAGAATGTATGAATTCAGCTGATCCTATCGATTCATACCAAAAATTTTATCAAACTAAACAAACACGTTTTTCCATGGTATGGACAAAACGAAATACACCACATTGGTTCAAATCACTATGACATACGAATACTATTGCGATAAATGCAATGACAAATGGGATGAGTCTCACACCATCGAAGATCGCGATCTTCCTGTAGGGAATGATTGCCCTTGCGCTGAAGGAGGATTTATTAAAAGAGGAGTTTGCGCTCCAGCGATATCTTTCGCAGGAGTTATATCACCTATCCGACGTGCTGGTTCCGGGTGGAACGATGTTCTTAAAGGAATTAAAAAAGCTTCAGGCAAGGAAAACACAATCGATCATTACTAATATGAAAATTAAAACTAAAGAAACTGTCGATGTTGAATACACACTCGACTATCCGCAGCAGTTAAATGTTACTTCGACATTCTTAGAATCCCTTTTAGATTGGGATAGAGAGTACTATATTGAAGATGGGTTAGTCAAAAACACTGTAACATGTTACGGAAGCCACTCATGGAACACTGTTGAAACTGTTCGAAAGGCAACTGCTAATGACGATGTTGCTGATAGACTTTTCAGACTTATTTACAACCGGCAACCACGCCCTGAAAAGAAAGACTAAGAATAATCTAAAATAGCACAATTTAATAATGAATAAGATATTTGAGCATACCAATACTGAATTGGCGTACGAAGAGTTAACAGCTAAGACTGAAAATAGTCTACGCACGTATAGTACACCAGAAGGAAACAAATACCCGTCTGTAACCACAGTTTTAGGTTATCGCGATCGATGGAAGTGGGCTGAATGGCGCAAGAAAATCGGAGAAGAAGCTGCAAATCGTATTTCGCGACACGCATGCACGCGAGGCACTTCAGTGCACAATATAGCTGAACGCTATATCAACAATGAAGCTGATTTTATTCGTACACCTAATGATAAAATGCCACACGTGCAATTCGCGTGGAAAACTCTTAAAAACGTCCTTGACGAAAGAGTTGGTAAAGTGTATATGCAAGAATGTACACTTTATTCAGATGATCTAAAAATCGCTGGTCGAGTTGATTGTATTGCTGAATTTGATGGAGAACCAGCCATCATTGATTTTAAAACTTCTGGAAGAGTAAAAGAAAAAAAGGAAATTAGTTCGTATTTTATGCAAGAATGTGCTTATGCCATTATGTTTAAAGAGCACACCGGGATCGATATTAAAAAACTTATTACTATTATGGTAGTAGACAACGATCCTAAACCAATTATATTTGAGGAGAGCGTTGAGTGCTGGGAAGACAAATTGCGAAAAGAAATTTCCTACTACTACTTTAACAACCGGTAAATATTTATGATTGTACTAACGGACTGTGATGGCGTTCTTCTTTCGTGGGAGCATTCATTCGAATGGTGGATGAAGCGGAAAGGGTATAAACAAAAGAAAATATCTTATTATGTGTGCAAACAGTATGGTATTCCAAAAGAAAAAGCAATTGAACTTACTCAACAGTTTTGTGAATCAGCAGAAATTGCCTTTCTACCTCCGCTAAGAGACGCAATCAAGTATGTTCGTAAATTGCACGAAGAACACGGCGCGGTATTTCATTGCATCACTTCAATTGGAACTGAGCCGTGCGCTGTAAAGCTCCGTGAGATGAATCTCTCCAGATTGTTTGGTGAAGGGGTGTTTGAGCGGATTCTTTGCCTACCTTGCGCAGGAAATAAAAAGGAATCACTTGAAAGATATCGCGATTCAGATTTTGTTTGGGTTGAAGATAAATTGGAAAACGCAAATCTAGGAGCTACTATGGGGCTTAGGTCGTTTTTAATAAACCATCCATATAATGAAATGGGTATTACGCACGATGATGTCACGAGAGTCAATAATTGGAAAGAGATTTACGCGCAGATCGCTGACTAGTATATTTACAAAAATCTTATGAGCAAAAAAGAAGTCATTATAATTATATTAGCTGCACTCATCGTGTTTCTCACTTTAAAAATACTTGGTCTATCTGATAATTTCATTAGAGCATTTGATATCGGACTTTAATAATAAGGGGGTGTAGCTTAACGGTTAAAGCAGTCGACTCATAATCGATTGAGTGTGGGTTCGATTCCCTCCACCCCTACTTAAAGAACATAAATAAACTATATTACTTTAAATGAAAGGCTACAAACAAATCCACCTAATAGCAAGAGATCGAAGTTTTAAATATGAGCCTATAGAAAATATACCAGAATTCTATGACAAAAATGAAGCTCTGAAATATTGGAAGTACAACGAGAAACGTATCATGGATTCTAATTTCTATGGAGATCCCATCGTCATAATTAGAAGAGAAATCCACTCAGTGGTCGAAAAAGAACTTGCATAATAAAGGAAACCCGTTCTTATTTGCTCTAACTCATTGATTCACAACACTTTAGTTTTTAAACTAGTAGGCTTCGCTGTAACTCATTGGTAATCAATGAGTTAATCGTAAAGTGTTGTGAATCAATGAGTTACACAAAAAACGAGCAAAACTAGCTCCTCACCGCAAAAAAAGTTAAAAAAAGTTTAATGCGTAACGTGTTGTGAATCAATGAGTTACGCATTAAACGCGTAAATAGCGAAAATAGTGCTAAAAAGGCTATTTACTTTTCGATGAAAGTAGGGTATTATATAAACATGATCAAGTTAGAAGCTACTAAAGTCCAAGAAGATTTCTTAGACACCATAATCCCAATGAAAATCGAGACTATCGAGATCTTGAGTGTCCATGACACACTTAAGGAAGCTGTTGAAGCAGCCTCGTTAGACCTCTCATCTCCTGGTCCTCCATGGGCTCACATCTCTGCTAGAAAGAGTCCGGTACCCGACCAAGATATTGAGCGTGCGTTTGTGTGCGGAGACGGAACGATCCGTTATATCTTTAAGTGTGATATTACGCTCCTCAACAAGTTTGAGCCGTTCTTCAGCATTGTTAGTAACTCTCCCTTTCAGCTAGTTACGCTCAAAGAGGACGATATGGAAATCATGATTTCTCATCAAAATTGGCCAAAGTGTAAGGCTACCCGAAAGTATGCAGCCAAGCTTAATTTAATCCTCACCTCTGACTAAGAGCGCAATACCTCGCCAATCGCCTGAACCCTTAAAACGGTTCGGGCTTTCTGGGTGAATATTATGAAAAATACTACTAGTACTGAAGACCGCGGCAGCTACACCAAGGACGAAATGACCCTTCAGAGCCATACTAATACGGGCCATTCAGTCTTCGAAAATCTCGAAGCTACACACGTTGCCATCTTTGAAGCTGAGGACTCACTTAAGAGTAACTTTAAGAATCTCACTGGTTGGCACATTATAGAGGGCATGCCCGGTATGACAAGCTCGCGGATCCTTCATGAGCTTGTTGGATAACAACCAAACCTTGCCAATCGCCTGAGCCTTACCAGCTCGGGCTTTCTGGGTGAATATGGCAAGTTCTAGTAAAGGTAAAGGTTCGGTAAAAACAGTTGAATGGTGGAAACACTTGAGGCCTTTTGGAAAACGTCGCCAGAATAAGAAGGTCAGGAAGGATGGCAAAAAACAAATCAAAACAGATGAGCAATAAAGAGAATAATAATAGCCCAATTTCAATTAATATGGAACCGAAAGAAAGAAAAGCTGCCTTTGACGCAGTAGAAGAACCTAAACCCACCTGGGAGACATTCAAGAGGATGATGGGGCATGCTGATAATGACGTCGATAAGGTCATTAAGAAATGGCGGAAAAGGTCTGTAGCTGGCAATCCTGCCTTACGGGATGATACAATTACGTTTACATTATGAGCAACACACAACCCGAAGCACTCGTAGCCTCCTCCCGTGGCCTCGCGGATGTGAACATTTATCATGGAGCTTTTGAAGCAGACGATCCCAAGAAGCTACTCTTTAATTACACCTCGCAAGGATGTTTTAGCGATACCGCTATTCTAAATAGAGCATTCATGATGTTCAATGTAGATCCTAGGGATCTTATGAAAAACGATTCGTACATAGCAAAACGCTATCGCAACCGTGCGCGGCTCAGGTCTCTATCAGTTGGTGACATTGTCGAAATCGACGGTAATAAATACCGCTGCATGCCAGAAGGATGGCGCGCCGAAACCCCAAACTCCTAAAAAAATAATATGAAAGAACAAATGATAATTCGCGCTCAAGCTAGAGAATGGTGTGGTGATGAAGACCACGTAATCGGCCGATACAAGCTCACCGGCCGCCGTGACTACTTTATTACGCTTGATCACAGTATCGCGCGATACAACGTTACAGAAGTTCGTACAGCTTTTAATGAAATCTATGATCAAGAAGGCATGGATTACCGCGCTGAGTTTGTATCTATGGAGCTCTACAATGAGCCTGAGCAGATTAAAGACATTGATTCTATGTTGAATCTCATTGATGTGCATATCTATAAGAATAGTAATAGCGAAGATCAGTGTGAGCTCTCCCTAGAATATTAGTATGAAAACCCCACCACCAACAATCCGGCCGTCCATACAGTTTGCCGCGGCAATAACAGGAGGCATCGTGGCCTTCTTTGTCCTAAAATTCCTATTGGAATTTACAAAGTGATCTCTGGCCCTTGCTTATGAAATTTAGAGATGTACAAACCGCTAATTTTATGCTATAATACATCCAGAATCAAACTAGAACAACTAAATGACTGACATCACCCAAAAACAAATTGAAATCGCGCAGAACATCGACTCTATCGTAAACTGCAATGTTCCTCCTGAACATGACGCTGGTACTATTCAAAATCTGAAGAATCTCATCATTGATTTAAATGAATATTTAGAAACACTTACCACGGCGGAGTACCATGTTGGCCAACAGCCACTTCCGCTCTACCACGAAAAATTATGAGTAAAAAAGAAAGTGATCTTGAGGATGCTTGGATAGATTCGTATGAAAAATACCGGACCGCAAAGCTTGCTGGAGACCAAGATAGTATGGTTGAACACTATAGTGCTTTAAACCGAATCGAAACTGCGTTGCACATACTTGGGTTCGGAGACGAAACCGACAAAGATTAAAATGGCACGATTAAGTGGCACGATTACTTTTTTGGCACGATTAAGTGGCACGATTAAGACTTCTTTATATCCAACTCTCATTAGGCGCTGCTGGGAGATGCTCGGCGGCGTAGAGATCTCCCTAATGAG